GTTAAAATTAACCAGCTTGAGACTGGCAAGCGGGAGATGGAAGGGCGTCCAAAGACGCCTGCGTTTACGCCGCCCCCCGTTAGCCCTGCAATTGACCCCATTGAGCAGATCATCGAGGCGGTTTCTAAGCCTTCTGCTGACTGGATTCAGCGCAATCGGCAGTACATCAAGAACGATGTAGACATTCAGGACATGTTTGACGCTCATGCGTCGGCTGTTCGTCGCGGTATCGCCCCCGACACGGATGCCTATTTTCGTTACGTAGAGCAGAAAATGGGAATTCCGGCTGATGGCGGGGAAACTCAGGTCCGCGCAGAGGCTCCTGCGCCTGCAAAAAGGGCTGCGCCGCCGGCTGCTCCCGTCTCTAGAGGCGGAACTGGCACTGGATCGCGTCCCAATGTGGTCAGATTGACCTCTGATGAGGCCGAAATGGCTGAAATGATGGGTATGACCCACCAAGAGTACGCAAAACACAAACTTGAGCTTCAAAAAGCTGGCAGATTGCCGAATTAAAGAGGACAGCTATGACTGAACAGCAAGCAGGAACCCGTCGTCGTGGTCGTCCGCCCCGCTCTTTGGCGGCAAAAGCCCCGATTGCAGAAGAAGCGGCTATCCAAGCCGGTGAAATCCCCTCTGAACGCCCTCCGATGAGGCCCCCTATGCGTGAAGAAGACCCCAGAGCTGCTGCGGCACGCCGTGCGGCTGAAATCCGCGGCCATCTTGGCAATCTGGACGAGGGTGTAGACAAGTTTGCACTGCCGCCAGCGCCTGATGGCTGGACGTATGAGTGGAAACGCCGGGCCGTGTTCGGCAAAGAAGACCATTCTCACATGCTTGCGCTTAAGAGAATGGGCTGGGAGGAAGTTCCCGCTGCTCGTTACCCCGATATGATGCCGGATCAGGGAAATTACGGCACCATTGAGCGTGATGGCATGGTTATGATGATGCGTCCTGCCGTTATTACGGAGGAATTGCGTCAGATTGAGCTTCAGAAGGCTCGCGATCAGGTCCGCTACAAGCAGGAACAGCTTGCCGGCACGCCTGAAGGCGGTCTTGGGCACCGTGACCACGCTCAAGTCAAGCCAAAGATCAATAAGTCCTATGAGGCGATCCCGGTACCCAAAGATTGATTTGAGTTCCTTAATGTGGAGGGCTGCTTTCGGGCGGCCCTTTACTTATTTTCAGCTACATGTATAAAATCTCTTTGAAACCCCTGTGTTTCCTCGACCCCCGTGTGTTGAGCTAAACTTTCCCGGTTCTAAGTCGCCCCGGTGCGCGATGATGAGCCTCCTGTAAGAAGGAGATTCCGTCATGGCGAATACGAATGCGCCTTTCGGTTTCAGCCAGTACAGCGGTAACGGCTCTGCTCCGACGTATGAGCAGGTTCCCGTTCAGATCGCTTATAATGCTTCCGCTATCTTCTACGGCGACCCCGTGGAACCCGATGCGAATGGTCAGGTGATCCGCAGCGACGGCACGATTGCCGCTGCTGGCATTGCTGGCGTTTTCGTTGGCTGCAAGTACCTCTCGGTTTCGCAGAAGCGCACCGTGTGGTCGAACTATTGGCCCGGTTCGGATGTTGCCTCGTCCCAGACGGTCGAAGGCTACATCGTCAATGACCCGAATGCTCGGTTTGTTGTGCAGACCGGCGCTACTGGCGCTACGCAGTCCACCGTCAACCTGAACATCGGCTTCGACATTGGCACTGGCAACACCGCCAACGGCCTGTCGGGCGCGTTCGCTGACGTGACGACTGCTGCCGCTGGCACCACCACCCTTCCCTTCCGAGTTGTTGGCCTCGTCACTGAACCTCCGGGTTCGGCTGGCACTGAGGCTGGTGCGTACAACCGCATCATCGTTGCGTTTAACAACGTGACGACCAAGAACTTCACGGGCATCTAAGAGGAGTAAGGACCAATGGCTGTCAATCTTTCGGCTATTAAAGACCTTCTCCTCCCCGGTCTCCGTGGCGTTGAAGGCAAGTACGAGCAGATTCCGTCTCAGTACGACAAAATCTTCACCAAGCACGACTCGAAGATGGCTCTGGAGCGTACCGCTGAAATGCGTTACCTCGGCCTCGCGCAGTTGAAGACTGAAGGCGGCCAAACCGCTTTCGACAACAATGCTGGTGAGCGTTACGTCTACAATCAGGAGCATACGGAAATTGCTCTTGGCTACGCGATCACCCGCAAGGCCATCGATGACAACCTCTATAAGACCCAGTTCGCTCCGTCGAACCTCGGCCTTATTGAGTCGTTCCAGCAGACCAAGGAAATCTACGGCGCGAACGTGCTTAACACGGCGACGACGTACAACGCCTCGGTCGGCGGTGACGGTGTGGCTCTGGTGTCTGGCTCCCATCCGATTGATGGCGGCACGATCTCCAACTACACGACCAACGAACTGAACGAGTCGACGCTGCTTAACGCGATGATCGCCGTTCGTAGCAACTTCAAGGATCAGGCTGGCCTGAAGGTCTTCGCGCGTGCGCGTAAGCTCATCGTGCCGACCGCCCTTGAGCCGGTGGCGATCCGTCTGACGAAGACGGAACTGCGTCCGGGAACCGCCGACAACGATGTGAATGCGATCATGATGACCTCGGGCGGCCTGCCTGAGTCCTACATGGTCTCGGACTTCCTCACGTCCTCGTCCGCGTGGTTCCTTCTCACGAACATCGACGGCCTGTCGTACATGCAGCGCGTCAAGTTCGAGACCGATATGCAGGTCGATTTTGTGACCGATAACCTTCTGGTTAAGGGTTACGAGCGGTACTCGTTCGGTTACTACAACTGGCGTTCCATCTACGGCGCGTTCCCGTCGTAAAGCCAACAGGGCGGGGGCTACGGCTCCCGCCTTTTATCTAGGCTAACTGATTGCGTTGACCGGCCTAGCGGACGCTGCACAGACAACGCAATCACATCGTGCAGGAGGGCCTTATGGGCGCTACTACGTTTACTGGTCCGATCAAGGCCGGTAACATCCTGAACACGAGCGGCACCACCCTCGGCTCTGACGTTACCAACGTCGGCTATGTGGTGATGGCTCAGTCTTCGGCTGTTACGCAGGCTTCTGGGGCGACCTCAATTGTGATCCCCGCAAACAGCCAAATTCTCTCCATCGATGTCATGGTCACGACCGCTTGGACGGGCGCGGCTACGACGTTTGGTGTTGGAACGACGGTTTCCGCTACGTTCCTTACGGCTGCTGGCGCGCTTGATGGCGCCGCTATCGGCCCGCTGGCGGCTTCTCCGGGCACCGACGCTACCCGCGCCGGAAACTGGATCGACGTTGGCACTACGGATCGCAAGATCGCGGTGACTTCGACCAACACGGGTTCTGGCGTTGGCGTGATCACTGTTACCTATGTTCAGGCTCGCAACCTGACGGCGTAAATCACTAGGAGGTTACTATGAAGGGTCGTAAAACTCGCGCTTCTGGTGGTGTTAACGCCGCCGCTGAAGACCTGAAGACGAAGAATCAGCGTTACACCTATCAGTCGAAGGTGAACGACGAGGCTGAAGAGCGTAAGCGCGGCGGCAAGGCCGTTGGCAAGATGAAGGGCATGGCCGCCAAGATGCACGCTGGCCGCAAGCCGCGTAATTCTGGTGGTCGTGCGCTTGCTGGCAACGACTGGTCGGCTGCTCAGAAAAGCACGCCGGCTCCGGGTCGCAATGTCAGCGGCAGCATCGACTAAAATAAAGGTGGGGGCCAAGCGCCCCCACTCTTCTCTTGGAGGCGACAATGGCCCGTAGCCCGGCATGGCAGCGTTCTGAAGGTAAGAACCCTGAAGGCGGCTTAAACGCAAAGGGGCGCGCGTCCGCCCGTGCGGAAGGTCATAATCTCAAGCCTCCCGTTTCCCGAGAACAAGCTCAGAAATCTGACGCTGATGCCTCCCGGCGCAAATCTTTTTGCGAGCGGATGACTGGCATGAAGCGTAAACTGACGGGTTCCGCCAAGGCGGCTGACCCGGATAGCCGAATCAACAAAGCTCTCCGTAAGTGGGATTGCTGATATGGCGTCTAAGCCGCAAAACTCTGGTCTTTGGGGCCGAGCAAAAGCTGCGGCACGCGCCAAGTTTGACGTCTACCCGTCTGCTTATGCCAATGCTTGGGCTTCCAAGTGGTACAAGGAGCATGGCGGTAAGTGGTCTGGGGACGATAACCGGGTAAACAAAGCCTCTGGTGGCGGCCTTGGAAAATGGTTCGCTGAAGACTGGCGCGATGTGAAAACCGGCAAAGAATGTGGTAGGATTCCCGGTGAAAAAGGCAAAAGGCCATACCCGGCTTGTCGCCCTGCCGCCGCGGCTGGTTCGATGACGAGTTCGCAAAAGGCCACTATGGCTAAGAAAAAGACTGGCCCTGCTAGGAAGTCTTGGCCTGTTTCGCCCTCTGGCGCGAAGAAGGAAAGTTAAGATGCAGTATAAAACTGTTTCTCTCACCGACGAAGGGCGCAGCGCGGTTGTCGTAGTCGATGATTTTCAGACGCCGTTCAATCTCGGTCTGGCGGCTAAAATTACTGCGGGAACCCCGACGTTCAGCATCCAGTATTCGCTGGATGATCCGAATGCTGTTGGCTACAACAAAGACACCGCTCTTTGGTTTGGCGTTACTGGCCTGTCTGCTATCGGCGCTAACACTGCGGCTGGTATGACCATCCCGTGTCGCGCCATTTGCATATACATGGCGACCGGCCAAACGGGGACCGTCGAGCTTAAAGTCGTTCAGGCTGGTCCGGCG